AATCAGAATATAACTGGTATCTTAAAGTCTGATAATTTAAGGTTGGATTATATGCCCATGAAGCTACTGGAGAATATAATCTAGTAAATCTATCCATCAAACGGTTTGTTTCTAAACTTCCGTATGATTGTAATCTATTAACGTCCCCTACTTTGAGGGTTTTACCTCCAACATTTCTGATAATAACATCAGTTGAAAATAATTTCTGTAATCGTGAAAATAAGGTTTTGTCTGCCATTTTTTTGTTATATATGTAATAAATATTAATCTATAGTAACCACCTTAAATCTATGTTGTCCTCACCATGTTTCATGGACCAAGGGTCATCTTTAGGTCTATCAGTGTATACTGTCTTTGTATCTCGTGTTGATTTTTTTATTCCGTTTAATGTTGCTCTTGTCAAATCTATCCCATGTTGTGCAAATTTAAGGGCAGTGTCTCTTACGTAACATACTGTGCCTAAACTCATGGTTAGATCATCGTTATACCCTTGTTGGGCTTCTGGTCTTCCATTCTTCCAAATGAAAGTTCTAATTTCTTCTAATGTTCTACTACACTTAATTATAATAGATTTATCTTTCATGTATGCATCTAATTTAGCTATAACTAATGGTCTGGTTCTATTTGACATAGTAAATCCTGGAGTCATTTTAGTCTTATCTAGTATATCATACCCTTTAGCTATCCAACTCTCTGCGTCTTGTGTTTTGTCATCTTTTGGAGAATAATATAAATTTTGATATCCTCTGTCGATTATTTGTTGTAATACAGCCCACCCAATATTTGCATTTTCTACTACTAATAAAGCATTATTATATTCAGTTGCTACTGATACTAATATATTTCCGTAGTCTTTTGTGCCGATTTGGCTTTTAAAAGAAGCTACCTGAGTACAGGCATCAATATCTATTACATGAAAAGCTGAATAATCTTTTGCATCCCCACGGGCTACATCAGCTACTACCATATAGTTTTTTGAATAATCTGGGTATTCCCATATCCAATAATCTCCACCTATTCCTCTTCTTTCCATCGGTTCTTGGACATATGTTTTCTCATAAAATTCGAGTACTTCAGGAGGTATAACACTATTTCCAGATGTTAAAAAGTTGCAATCACATTCTTGAGCTGCTAATCTTTCCCCTAATTCTTCATCTTGTTGGTCTCTCCAAGATTGGTCTCTTTCTGGGTGAATATCCCAAGGTAATCTGAGGGGAATAAAACCATTTTCCTTTTCTTGTGCTTTAACCCAAGTTCTGTGGAATAGATTTCCAGTACCGTTTGGTGTAGATAACATTACACATCTACCACCAGTTGCTAGTGTTTGTTGTGCAGAGGCCCATATAGGATCAATTTTATTCGGTTCTACAAAAGCGGCTTCATCTAATATCAATAAGGATATGGCTTCTGATCTGGCTGCGTTTTCACTCGCTGCTATTGCCTTTACTTGCGACCCATTTGTTAATCTAAGTGATAACCTATTATGTTCAACACTTTTGAGTTTTAACCAACTAGGCAAATTATCGTACATTGTTCTAACCTTTGTTACAAGGTTTTTAGCTGTTGCTTGAGTAGTAGCAATTACTAATATATTTTTGTCTTTATTGAATAACATTAAATGTAGTGCCTGACCCGCTACTAATGTAGAAATTCCTAATTGACGTGATTTTAGTATTATGTTTCTATCGTTTTTGTTTAGGATATTTAATACTTTTTCCTGGAAAGGGTATAAATTAAATTGAATTCTACCCCTAGTAGGATGTTGAATTTGACAGTACTTTCTTAAAAAATATGTAGGATTAGATACACACTTTATATATTCTTGTTTTATTATTTTTTTTATATCACTCATTAAATTAAAGCTATTAATGTGAGTATGGGTAATATAATAGATCCCATAAATCCTATTACTTTAAGTCTTTTTTGTTTTTTAATTTCTTTTTTCTGTTGCTCTATAGTGTCATTCTTATATTGAATTTCTGTGTTCTTATTGTCTAAAATAGTTTGAAAATTATCTATTTGAATTTGTTGATTATCTGATTTTTCAACTAATTTAAATATAACGTCTTTTTGGAGAGATATAGTATTTATATTCAATGTATCTTTTTCTTTGTAGACTGTAAGAAGACTATCAACGATTTCATACTCTAAAAGATCACTTAATATGATTTTAGCATCTTCTAGATTCATTAAAATTAAAGTATCACCATTATTGTTAATTATCTCCTTTACTTCTCCTCTTGAGATAGTCTGAGATGTTATTGGTAATATCATCACTATCCATATTGCTAATGATACTAGGTATTTCATTTCTTTTTTTCTCTAATTCAGCTAACTTTGTTTCAGTTTCTTTTAAAACAACTTTAGTACTATCTATAGCATAAAGTATTGTGTTAATTTCTTCTTGTAGCTTATTGTTTATTCTATTTATACTATCATTCGATAATATCAGTTGTTCGTTTTGTTGTTTTAAACTATTAATTTCATTTTCATAGGTCTCTATAGGTGCAGGAGGCCTAAACATTATAACTACTATTAAAGCAATAGCTAATATTATTATAAAAATTAACTGTATGTTATCTACTATTTTACTCACTGTCCGTTATAAATATACAGGTGAAGTCATTGTAATGGATTCCACAACTTGTTGAATTCTCCTTTCAGTTGAACCCTCTATTCTAATTAGGTTTTTTATTCTATGGTTATATGTTTTTATTAAATTATTTATTGAAAAATCAACCAAATCCCTATATTCTTCATCTATCTCTCTTATACCATTATCTTCAATATCTACTCCATTAGGAGAAACATAAAATATATAATCATATTCCGGAATTAGATTTGCTGCAAAGTCCTTAAAATAATCTGCTTCTATTATTGAAACCGACTCAGCTAACCCTGTAAAAGCCATAACGTCTATTACAGTCCTGTCTGTTATTATATCTTCATTCATTAATTCTGCTGCTCTTTCGGCTAAAAAGATTGTTTGACCTTTGAGAGTAGAATCAGTATTTAGGGGGATACCCAAATTTCTTAAATATTGACTTCTCTCTGTTGCTATTTTATAATTAGCAAATTCTGGTAATTTTTTTAATTCTTTTACCAATGTAGTTTTACCTACACTCATTGTTCCACAAAATCCTATTTTCATTTTCTTAATTTCTTACGTTAAACCTTGGGTCTTTATAAAAAGGAACCCCTTTTAAATCTCGTTTAGATTGTTTCCACTCATCTTCAGTGTATTGTATTCCATACAAATAATATTCTCTTAATTTATATTTCCCTTCTGGAATAAGAGCTGGCTCTTCCCATGAATGTAATTTATTGTTCCATACAATCCTAATTGTTCCGTCAGGGCTTTTATATTTTTTAGATTGAGGAAATGGTGTTTTTACTTTCTTCATTATTGTTTTGTTTTTTTATTAAGTTTTCTGCTGTGTAAATTCCTTGTGCCCCTGATACTGTTATTCCTCTTGCGGATAAGGCATCTCCTACAAAATGTATGTTTGGGTATTTTGTTAGTGATAAATTTTTATAATTAACTATTGGCTCAGGAGATAAATATTTTACTTCAGGCATATAAATCCCCCAATCATCACCTAATGTGTGAAATACTTCTTTCATATCTTCTATAAAATCTTCTATATAAAATGCATAATCTCCTAATGCGTAATACAAAATATCCATACTAGGTACTACCTCTACTTTTACATATTCACCTTCAGATGTTTTGGATGGTACTCTATGACTAGGAGAGAAAAACATTCCCTTACCATTAACTTGTAATTTTTTTACTGCTTCTCTTGACCAATCAAATGGCTTATCTATACCTTGTATTTCCATTAGTATACCAAAATTAGTCATATCATTACGATACGCTTCATCTTTTTTAGCATGTCCATTGTAACTATAATCCCCATAAGTGTGTTCAGCTGCTACATAAGCCGCATTATTGTTTGTACAAAATGATCTTAATGAAACCCCCCTATCTTCAAATTTTCTATATAATTTAAAATCATATGAAATATCTATTAATTTTTGAAAATGTTTTTGTGGTGCTTCAAATCTAACTCCTATTTGAACTGCCTTAGGTTCGGTTTTTAAATCATATTTTTCAGCTAATTTTTTACCAAAATCAATTCCTGATTTGCCTACACCAAAAATTAAAAGGTCATATTTTTGGGTCCAATCACCATTTCCATTTACTTCTGTGTAGGATAAATAGTTTTCTTTA